ATTCAATCAAACGGCGGGGATATTTTTAAAAGCATCGTTTTATTAAATGCGGATAAATTGACAATGGATGCGCAATCCGCGCTACGCAGATGCATTGAGTTGTTTAATCACACGACGCGTTTTTTTATTATAGTTGAGGATAAATACAAGTTGTTAAAACCAATCTTATCAAGATTCTGCGAAATATATGTATATGAGCCTGAATACAATGATCAGTCGATAAATTTATACCAATATAACTTGAACGAGACCTTTAAATTAAAAACATACAAATTGCGACGTATGGATTGGGTTAAAAAGGAACTGACAAAACCAATCAACACTGATGAAGAGGTCATCCAAACGACTCTTAAATTGTATGAAAAGGGATATAGTGGTTTAGACATCCTTACTCTGCTAGAATCCAATTATTTCGGGCATATTGAACAAGTAAAACTATACGAGTTTCTAATGGTCTTTAACAAGGTACGGAGAGATATCAAAAATGAAAAAAATTTAATATATTTCATGTTGCATTTTATATTTTTGGATGTAGAAGCTTCTTTAGACAATATTTCATTCATGTAAATGCAACTATTTATTATTGAATTTATTTTAATGAGTTAAAATTGCTTTTAAAATAAATTATTAAACTACATATACCATGGATGATTTTAACGTAAGTGCCTTACATGAATCGAAAAACGAGTGGGGTGCCAGATTATTAACTATATTAACCCCGCTAATCGTGGAAGGATTTAAATCCATCTTTGAAGAATCTCTCAACTTGTGTAAAGCAAACAATGAAATGGATAAATATTTAATGACGTTTCAGAATTTCATCAGTCGTATTCCAAAATGGAACCCCGCGATTATTGAAAATGAGAAAAAGCGCATTTGTGATAAAAGCGGTTGCACTTATTTAGAGGATTTAATTACGTGTGTTCATATTATACAATTAAAGCTTTTGACAGCCGTGCGCGCAGGTACAAAGCAGAAGAAGGTGGATATACAAATTCCGAAATTTGACGATTTTATTCATAAAGTTTATATCCACGTTGCTAGAAAGATTTACAAGAATGTATATTTATTTGAGGCAAATATCCCACCGCTTCAAACACAAAAAAATCACAGAGAATTGGAAGTAATCATACAAGAGTGTATCTTGAATGCTGTGAGAGAAAGTATTCCGATTGATATGATTTTGCGCGCGTATTTGGACGAAACCATTGAGGATGATGTCATTGAGGAAATCAAAGAAACACCCATACCAGACGACATTGCTGAAGGTATTAGCTCTGCTCCCGTGGTTCAATCGGATGTGCCGCCAATGTCGTCCAAATTAAGTTTTAATAATGTGGACATGGCGATTGGTACGGATAATAAGGAAGAACAAATAAGTGCTCCAAAAGATATCGCCAGACTAGAAGAGCTAAGCAATATACGCAACGAACAACGAAAGTTGGAGACGGATGACGACGATGACGCTGATAGTTCAGGCGGCAAAATACAAATATTCAACGAAAATATCAGCTTAGGTCAGTTGGACGTTCATGATATTGAACCACAACGCCTAGAAATTATTCCTGATTTGTTAATTGATGATATTGAAGTTTTAGGTTAAAATATGCGTAAAATTGTTATGAAACATTGTCCATGTAAAATATACATGGACAATATATATATTATCTCGGGTATTATAGCATTCGTATTTTTTTTAGGAAAGTTTATTGAGATGCGATTTGTGGAGAGAGAAAGCAAGCCTCTGAAAATGATAGTAAAGGATACATTATTGGTATATGTTTGCACGATAGTTGCTTTTATGATATTAGAACAATTAAAACCCATCATACAAGAATCCGCTGGTGGCGCTCCGATTACTCAAATTGCATTCACGGATAATCCGACATTTTAAGCAGATCTATCGTCCAGTCCAAACTTTGACTAATGGTTTAGGTATGCGTTTGTAATTTGCACAATATGCATCAAAAGAATACCCCCATTGTTGATATTTCCAAATATCTCCCAAGAGAGACGGATTCTTATATAATATTGGCGATTCTGTATAAAATATACTTCCCATCACACGTTCCAAGGAACATCGGTCAGTTCGTTTCAGGACATGTTTTAATAAGACCCAAAGGTTATACTTTTGTTGAATCCTAGAGAGAAAATTGTGGTTAATATAACTTTGCACTCCAAAACAACCATACCAAATATCAGATTTCTTAAAGGCGAACATGCTTTCATTTTCAGGCGCTAATTTGAATTGAATCGCATCTGCGTTATCAAGATGCATGGACAATCGCGCGCAGTTTCCCATATTTTCGTTGTAATCAAAATGCCACAATGGTAGAACATCTACCTTGCTAAATTTTTCAAAATGTATTCGTTTATGAAAAAATACGCTGTCGTGCAAGATTACTGCATTGGTAAAGTATTTATTTTTATAGAAATAGTAGTATGGCAATAATTCTCCTCTACCTGGATACTCGGATTTCACAATTAGAACATTTTTATACTCGAAATCGGCCTTTACCAAATCTTGATTGCTATTATCATCAATAATGACTATTTTTCTAAATGGATAAAATCGTCGTATGCTTCTTACCGCATGGTTCCAATATTTGTTTGTTTTTTCGGAATTGACGTGCCTAGTAATAATAAATCCGTATGATGTCATGACTCAAGATATTATATTATAATTATACAAGATAAATATTTTGGAAAGAGCCATTAAAGTATAATAAAATTTTTACAAAGATTTTTATTATACATCGCGGAATATGGTGTTGTGGGATATTATTTATACATAGGACGGATAATCATCAATATTAATGACCTTTTCATTTCCCGGTATTTGTTTCTTGGGAAATATAAACGCGTTAAACTCCTTGCGTTCCAATTGGGCTTGAGGAGTATGCTTGTGCACGCATCGCGCAATCATTTTATATAACTTGAAATCGGGATATCTATCCGCCCCATTATTCTTGTACAAGACGTTCAATCCATTGTCATCCAAACACCACTCAACGATGATTCTTGTTATGGTATCGCATTTACTTAAATCCTTGATACTATCCATATCATCTACCAAATAATCAAACATGGAACAAGCCAATCTACATAAATCGAAACTATAATTCGGCTCCAACCTCGGTTTTTTATCGTTGAAATAAGGTTCAATGTTGTATTGTGTAGCCGCATCGCCGCCAAAACTAAAGCTATCGCTGCATAAAAGCTTTCCATCGTATTTATAAATACCTCGTCCAAAATCAATTATTTTGAATATTTTACCAAATGTCGGAACACGATAATACTTGTTCTTGAAACAATAATATATGAATTTTTTATCAGTCGGTACATACATTACATTATTCGTATGTAAATCATTGTGTGTAAAGGCGAATACCTTTTGATAGGTAATTAACGTCATGATAATTTGCATCAATGCAGACATCCAATGAATTTCGTCCATGTCGGTTTTCAACATGAGATTATCCAACGTGTCTTGGCATTGTTCCATACAAATAACTTGCACAGGATATTTCGGAAATGTGACATATATACATTCATCCTCACTAGTATCACCCTCCTCATCTTCGCTATTTTCATCGGTCCATTCATCTGTGGAGTTCTCGTCGCCGCAACTATCCGAGTCTCTTGTATGACTTGTTCTAGAAGAGCATGAGCTGTCGGAATCAACCGACTCGGAATTGTGCGAACTCAGCGTATTAAGTGCGAATGTTTCCATACTCAACTCTTTCAGATTATCGGTTGTTAATGCGAATATATTATCATCAGTTTGAGAAGTGTCAAATACTTCATTAAAAAGTATATCTTCTATCGGTTCAATTGAAAAACTACAATCCTTTCCAGTTGCGTCAATTTTAATAGCAGGAAGATTCTTCTTACTTGTATCATCATCAAATAATGCACTATAATCTTCAATCTGAAATAGTTGGTTTTTATTCTTGTTGAAAAAATCGGACTTTATCAAATAATCCAAGTCGTCAAAGACATTTAGTTTAAAGTTATTTTTAATAGACAAGAATGAACCATAAAACTCTATTCCATGTATGAAGCCATGTTTAACCAACAATTGACTTGTTAGATGAGAGAAAAAGCTATCCACGTAAGCCGAATTATTCACATCTAATATTTTTGAATTGACTGAAGATGATGTCGAATTTATGGAAGGCAAGTTCATTAATGAACTATCCGTTACATCGTATTTACCAATCAAATACTTTATTGGGTCTAATAAGGGAGCCATCTTACAAAACATATTTTTGGGTTTCAATTTGAGTTGGTCGTCAGTTGAATTTTTTAATGAACACTTGTATAGATTTTGATTGCCCTCGATATTGTTAATTACATTGGTAATATACAAGGCGTGATTTAAATTGACACCATTAAAATTTGTCTCATTTAACGTCATTAATTTAGTATAAATTGGAATATAGTTTTGTGTCTGAACTAAATCGAATCTTTCTAAAGATTTGAATAGTTCAGTGTTTTTACGCTTCTTATAGTTGACTATATCGTTCATATACTTCGCATTTAGAAAATGTAGGAGGGATTCAACGCAATAGAATGTAATGCATGGTGCAATGAGTGCGTTGAATCTCTTCCACTTTTTCTAAAATGAATTATATATAACAGAAGATATGACATTAGAATTAAAAAGATTTGATATGAAAAGTATAAGTTTTAAACCAAATGAAAGCAAAGGACCCGTTGTCGTGCTTATTGGACGTCGTGATACAGGTAAGAGTTTCTTAGTTCGCGACTTGTTATATTATCATCAAGACATACCTATCGGCACAGTGATTTCAGGGACAGAAGAAGGCAACGGGTTTTATAGTAAAATGGTACCCAAACTCTTTATTCATAATGAATACAACACTGCAATCGTTGAGAATATCCTAAAGCGTCAGAGGTCTGTTCTAAAACAAATCAAAAAGGAGGTTGAAACATTTAAGCGTAGCACGATAGACCCGCGCACATTTGTCATCTTGGATGATTGTTTATATGATAATACATGGTCTCGAGACAAGATGATGCGCTTATTGTTTATGAATGGTCGTCATTGGAAAGTAATGTTAATAATTACTATGCAATATCCGTTGGGTATTCCACCAGCTCTTCGTACAAACATTGATTATGTGTTTATTCTGCGTGAGCCATATATTGCAAACCGCAAGCGTATTTTTGAAAACTATGCGGGTATGTTTCCCACTTTTGAATCGTTTTGTCAGGTCATGGACCAATGTACTGAAAATTACGAGTGTTTAGTAATCAACAACAATGCAAAATCAAATAAACTACAAGACCAGGTTTTTTGGTACAAGGCAGACTCGCATAATGATTTTAAATTGGGGTCAAAAGAGTTTTGGGAACTTTCAAAGGATATGCACTCTGACGATGAAGAGGAAAAGTATGACCCGGGCAATAGTAAGAAAAAGGGAGCAGGCCCGAAAATAAGTGTGAAAAAAACAAAATGGTAATGGTATTTGGTTGAATACATTTATTTTCTGATATTATAGAAAATGAACAAATATTTTGTTGAATTTCTTGGAACATTGTTGCTTTCATTTGCAGTATTTTCCACTGGCAATTATTTAGCTATTGGCGCCGCACTCGCAATCGCGGTTTTGTTAGGTGGAGCAATATCAGGCGGCGCATTCAATCCTGCTATTGCATTTGGATTTATGATATCTAAGAAAATCACACAAATGGATTTTATATTATATACCATTGCAGAAATATTGGGGGCTTTAGCAGGATTTTGGTTGGTGAAAAAGATATTGTAAATGAACCATAATTATAAATTAGTTAAAATCTTATATTTTAAGTAATTTATTTTATAAATATGGCGGCGGACGATTTGCACGACGGACTTGTTGATAACACACTTGTAGAAAAGACCATATTATTTTCAGTGGGACATAGATGCACTTCCGCATCTCTCATCAAGGAGATGAAACACAAGTTTGAAACCTATCCTTTTGACTGGGTTGTATCAAAATTGGACGTATTGGTTCATTGCATCGAGACGGATTTTAAAGAATATTTGCGGGTAGAAAATTATCTAGATAAAGAAACAGAGACATTTAATTTATGCGACGATGTTAAAACGCATGTTTGTAACGAAAAGATTGTTTATAATAAGTATTATGAAGACGAATACATTCCAGACAAACTAGAAAATACAATTGGAACCTATGGAATGAAACTCGCCATGACCCACCATGATATCCGTAAAGAAATCGATTATCAATATTTTCAACGATGTATTGAGCGATTTAAAAAGGTCCTTTCTTTACCTCAACAAAAATTTTATTTGTACGTGCATCCTATCATGGGAATGACCGATTATGAAGCAAATGTAGGGTATGGTGGGTTGTTGTCATACTTTAATGCCTTTTCGGATTATTTAAAAACAAGAACTGCCAACGCAGTTGGAATCTTTTTTGTGGTAGTTAAAAATCAGGCGCGAAAAGGAGAGACAGAAATCTTATTTGAAACCGATGATATTGTTGTGCAAACATTGTTTGCCAACCAAGACTTGATTGATGGCGGAGGTGTCTATAGCGGCGATTTTTACACCGAGCAATTCAAGATGTTGGTAACTATTGAGTCTATCATCGCAAAGAGAAAAGAAGCGTTCAAAAGTAAAACTAGCAAATGGAGCGCTAGCTCAAAGGAGTTGGAAATGTCTTAATCTATCGCCTTCTGCGATTCTTTCTAGTTCTATTTTTTCTGCGTAGTTTGGCTTGACGAGTTTTGTATTTTCTTCCACCGGATTTCCTTGCCTTCTTAGGATTGGGTGCAAACAATCCTTCCGAAAGAAAATGTGCTTCTGCCGGCGGGAATCTACTCGCGAACACTTTGTGTAGCGCCCGTTGTTCAAACTGAGGCACTATGCGGTCTTGTGCGGTTTGAAAAAATCTATAATAAAAGTTATGTTTTGGATTAGTATCGCGTCTGACACTTACATCCTCCCCTGACCTAAAAATCCTGGTGTTAGGAGCTATTATGGTAAAATCCATATTAATATCCGCATCCCCCCAAACCCCAAGTCTCCTAAACCTAACTAAATTTTGGTCTATTAGCCGATGTTGCTCACCAGGGTTGAATCTCATATAGTGTTCCATTCTGTATTTTTTTCCTATTTCTAATTGGTCTGTTCTTAATTCACCTTCTCGCATTTGTCCCACCACATCCATTATATATATATAAATATTAAATTGGAGCGCTAGCTCAAAAGAGTTGGAAATGTCTTAAACAAGTCTACCTTCTGTGATTCTTTCTAGTTCTATTTTTTCTGCGTAGTTTGGTTTGACGAGTTTTGTATTTTCTTCCGCCGGATTTCCTTGCCTTCTTAGGATTGGGCGCAAACAATCCTTCCGAAAGAATATGTGCTTCTGCCGGCGGGAATATACTCGCTAACACTTTGTGTAGTGCTTGTTGTTTAAGTGGGGCTACAAGGCGGTCTTCTGCGGTTTGAAAATATCTATTATAATAGTTATGCGCTGGACTATTAGCAATCATGAGGGCATCTATAACCTGCCCTCTCCTAGAGAGAGGAGCTACTATTGTAAACTTCATATAATGAAATGTGTGCTCTCCCTCAAACATAGCTAAACTTTTATCAAGAAGCTTATGCGGTGTGTCATTGTTTGGTCTGCCGTATTGTTCTACTCTGTATACCTTTCCTATTTTTAGTTGGTCTGGTTTTAATTCACCTTCTCGCATTTGTCCCACCACAGCCATTATATATATAAAAGTATTATATATATATTATATTAATTTTTATCATTTTAATTAGCCCGTTAATCATTCTTCTTTGACGCAAATGGACCACTGAGTAACTGACTTTGTCCGTTGTCAGACTTGCCAACAATAATATTTTCGCCCTCAAACAACTCGCTACGAATATCCGCAACTGAAATCTCGCCACCCTTACCCGCAAGCGTCTTCTCCTGGGTATTTGCCAATCCGACACCAATGAGGTTTCCTGCATCGTCAATCGTTTGGGTCAAAGTGTTGCCACTCTTCTCGGCGTTTTTAATGTTGTCCTCGATGGCCTTCTTCTTCGTCTCTTTGAGACGTTGTTCAAATGCATTCTTGGCGTTCTCTTCGCTCTTACTCTTTTCGCTCATCAACTTGTTCAACTCCTCCTCCATGTATTCCACACGACCCGTCTTGTAGGCCTCAGGCTCCCAAGGCATCCACAATCCTACGGGGCCAACATATACATCATGATGAGGGTCAATCTCGCGCAACATCTTGCATCTTAGCTCGGCCTCCTCGATAGAAGGATAGGAACCACGGATTTTAATACCTCTTGTATGAGTTTGGAAATTGTGCGCAATGCTGAAGGACTTCTCCAAGTCCTCCTCGTTCTTATCTACAAAAGTCTTGTAATCATCCGCAAGGGTGGTAGCAGTAATAGTATCCTTCTCCTCTGTGATGAAATCTTGAAAGTCCTTCATAACATCGTCAAACGTCAACTTATACTTGAATGACGCAAAATTCAAAAACTGCACAAACTTCTCCATGGACTTGTTCAAATCCCACTTCTTTAGGAACTCTTCAAAGAAGAAAATTTCCTTTTGCTTGAGGATTTTTTCGGGCGACACGAATGAAACACACACGAATTTTTGTCCGGCCAGCGGCTTGTCCTCTTCTAGCAAATCAATATATTTAGGGTTTGGCTTGCCGTTGGATTGCAGTTTTCTCTCGAATTTAGATTGACTCATTATATTGTATGTAATATTCATAATTTTAAGTGATTTAATTATTATATATATTTATTTGTTTTTTTCTATCTATTTAGTATAATGAATCGCGTTTTCGACATTAACGAGTTGGTAAAGAGGATAATAAAATACCTTGTTGAAGGTTTAATGGTAGCATTGGCCGCGTACGCCATTCCCAAGAGATCCTTGAATTTAGAAGAGATTGGTATGATTGCGCTAACCGCAGCTGCCACCTTTAGCATCTTAGATACGTACGTTCCTGTTATTGGCGTGACTGCTCGTTCTGGTGCCGGGTTCGGTATTGGTGCCAATTTGGTCGGTTTCCCTGGAGGTCTATAAATCTCTCTGGTCCATCAGAAATTACATCTCATCAAATAAATATAATAAATTATATTATATTTATAAGAACACATGAAAACACGAAAGTATAAACAACGTGGCGGAAGTCAAGACCCATTTGATACACAAGACAAAAATCGTCTAAGAACCGCTGGATTCACGAATGAACAAATTAGATTATTAAATCGTATAAAACAGAAATACGATTGTCCAGTCCTAGACCACGTGGATGGAATAGTGGGTATGATAGAAGAGGGACTTACCGACCCAACAGCATTTACCATGTCGGTTAAAACTATGTACATGCCTGATGATGGTCAATATACCGATATTGAAACCGATGATGAAGACGACGAACCTCAATTTGGTGGTTCAAAAACTCCATATTCTCCAAGAGAGAAAACACGACTGAGACGCGTTGGATTCACCGATGAACAAATTAGATATTTGAATGCTATAAAAAAGGATTATGGACTTGACAGCCTAAATGCTGCTGAAATAGTACATAGAATTCTCGAAAATAATAATGGTATGACACCAGACGCATATACAGCATCATATGATAAGAATAGATATCCAACTTACGGAGATACAGATGATGAGGAAGATACCGATGACGAGGACGACGGAGAACCACAACAGGGTGGAAAGAAACAATTACGTCGTAAAAGAACATCCAGATATTCAATCAAGAGAGAAACAAGACGACGACGCAAATCAATTAAGCGAACACGAGTCGCGCGTAAAATATACAGAAAAACACGCAAGTTTAAATAATGTGATTTATTATCTATCATATTTATATGTCTAATCCATCTAATTATGATTCTTTCAACAGAATAATCTTTTTCCAGACGCACCCTCGTTAAAATATTTCTTATAATTTTTGATGACTTCTTCCACGCTTTTATCTCCGGCTTTTCTGGATAATGCAACATAAGCCCCAAAACTCGGCCCGCTATCCAAAATCGCTACAATATTACCATCTGTTTCGGCTTTTACCTGTTCTTCTCTAAGATTTTTTTTAATTATTTTATGACTATTGTCCTTATAAATAAAGACACCATGCTTGGAATCCGCCAAATCTGACCAAAATTTATACAACTTTTTATTCTTGTTTCGTATCGCGTCGTCATCTTGTATAGGTCCCATCACCTTGACCGCCTTTACAGCCTTTGCATTCTTTTTACTTTTTGCCTTGCTTGCGATCTTTAACCATCGCTTTGTTCCCGTTTTAGTTTGAACTATTTGCCACATATTTCCATCATTCCCACGCTTCTTAACTCCAACACCAAATTTGGTTGCACTCGCTGAAGGCGATTTTCTTGTTTTATTTGCGGGAGCCATTAATATAGCGATAGAATAAATTAATTTTATATGATAATTAATTTATACAGATATCTAATTATTCAAGGGTCTAAATAGTTGGAATGAATTCCCAATCAAGTTCCAAACAAATCTTCTTCCAAATATTATCTTGGTCGATTCTTTTCTCTCTATCTTTCAACATAGGGAAGTGTTCAAGGTAATGAGTCTCGCCTAACAATTCGCAAAGTTTGTATGCTGTGTAGTAGTAATTTAAAAAATTCACGCGGTCATCGGGGCAAAACTTGGAGTAAGGCGCCTGCAATTCCATGAACAAATTAAA